CGGCCAGCACGCCGTACTTCAGCGTCTGCACATACACGTTAAGCGCGAGGTCGGTGCTTACAACAGAGGTCAGGCCGTTAGGGCGTGTGACGCCTACGTTCCAGCGAGATCCAGCGGCAGGCGGGCGAGGTTGTGCGGTCTTGTCGTACATTGCCGACCGCTGAGACACTTTGAGGCCGGCATCCTCGGTGTTGTAATAGACGCGGCCCCACACATCATCAATTGTCGGCGCAAGGAAGGCTCGGGTCGGCTTATCCCACGCAAAGAACTTTTCACCGTCAGCGGTGAATAGCGCACGGCACGGCTGCGCGCCCTCCCCCGTCAAATAGTGCGGCCCCAGCCCAGCAAGCGGCCGAAGCTCGCCGTGGGTGAAATCGCAGTTCTGCGCAAACTGAGCGCACCCATCCGGCAGCCGGTCGGCAGGCAGGCGCGGCACCTCGCCGCTAAACGTGCGGATAGAGAGCGTCGTCATTGACGAGCCTCCAATGCGCGCTGTTTATTGACGCTGCCCCGGCTAGAGCCAAGCCAATACGCCACCGCCGTAGCGAATGCCCCGATAAGCTGCCCCGCAATCAGGTAGATCACGGATTCGTTGCTCTTCGGCGTGTCAATCAGCATCAGCGCGGCCACCATTCCGGCCACCATCGCGGCAAGGCCAATCGTCAGCGCAGACGGCATCCAGTGATCGCGATGGATTGTGCGAGCGTTCTGCACGTCGTTTAGCTCGGCATGGAGCTGCTGCACGGCCAGCGAGGCCAGCACCTCGGCGTTACGCAACTCAAGCTCCCGCAGGCGTACCGCAGCGTCAGGCGACGACACGATGGACGCGACGGAATCAGGATTGCCATCAACGCCAAACGCAGCGGCCACCATCGCACCAACAGCGGCACCCCCCGGCCCCGCCATCGCCATGCCAAGCGCCGGGGCTGCGACGGCTACCTTCTTGCCTACTTCTTTCCAGTCCATATCAGCCCCCGTGTTTCTTGAATGCCGCAGCGAGTCGAATGTCGTATTGATTCTTCACGTAAGCCGGGCCGTTGTAGCCCTTCGCAAACGCCGCCCAGTCGCCCTTGCGCAGCGCCGTGTGAATTGCCGGATTGACGATCACGAAGCGCACAAAGGCTTCCAGTTGCCGCCCTTCCGACTCGCACATAAGCCGCTCGAAATCCGCAGCCGACTCGTAACCCAGCGTTTGCCAGTGAAAACCCATTATCTGAAACAGGCCCCACGAAGCGGATTCGATTGCACAAGCCGGGTCAATTTGCCGCGCGAGGTGAAGCTTACCGTGCTCTTTGATGCCTCCAGAATATCCGCCCGGTGTCGCGTTAATAACGTCGGGCAAATAGCCGGAGAGAAGAACCGCATCGCGCCCAATAGCGGATAGGCGGCGGTGCATGATGTGACGCTCGAACAGGATCACGGGCCGACCGTCAGGCAGAAAGCCATTCCCGCGCGATTCGACCTCAGTCACCGCCTTTACCGCCGCAACGCTTGCAGCAAGGGCCGATGCCGCGCCCTCGAAGTCCTCAGTAGTCAAAGACTTTGCCGGGGCCAGCGCAGCAAGAGTCGAAGGCCCGGCGATACCGTCAGGCGTCAAACCACGCTGCGCCTGAAACGCCCTCACCGCAGCCTCGGTGCCGGGGCCGAATACGCCGTCAGCCGGAATGCCAAGCTGAGATTGAAGGGCCGACACTTCAGGCCCGGAGCTACCGCGTTTGAGCATGGGAGACCCCAAAAGAAAAACCCGGCGCGTGGCCGGGTCGTGTAATGAGTGCCGCGCAAAGGCGGCGCCCGGAGACTGCCGGGGCAGTGTGCGCGGCGGGTTTCAACCCCCGCGCACGCACGGGGGTTAGATTACGGGGCAGGCAGCATCCAAAGATGCTCGGGTGTAATGCGGCGAAGCGCATCGGGACGGAATAGGTCCGTGCCGCCCTGCTTCGCAGCCCAGGTGATCAGCTCGGAGCACCACCAAGCATCATCGTCTTGCCATTGCCGCTTGAGACCGAGACCGAGGACGCCCCACAGATCGTAGGGTTTGCCAATCTGAGAGCGCGCAGCGGCAATTGCGGCGGACTCATCCGCGACGGGAATGTCGATCACAGTCCAGCGCGGGTGCGTTTCGATCGCGTGCATGAGCGACGACACCCGCACGCGGGGCCAAACGGCCTCAATGATCTCATCGCCGTCGATGATTACAGCATGGGACCAGCGGGACCACGTAACTGCCCTGATGATGCGGCTGCCGATCTTGTCGGTCGTGCAGAGCAGGACGCGCACGATTACACCCCCAGCTTCGCGGCGGCGATGAACAGCGCATCGAGCCCCGCAGCGTCGAGGCCCAGCGCCGGGCCGAGCAG